CCGGCGTGCTAGTGAACCAAGAGAATGCCACGAGCATTGGCGCGGTCTACGCCGCAGTCAAGCTCTACGCCGACACAATCGCTGGACTTCCGTGGGACACCTACATCCGCATTGACGGAACGCGCCGACCTTACCGTCCGCGTCCGCGATGGATGGACTTCCCAATCCCAAACAATCCGAACTTCACTTCGTTTGAGTTCAAGCATCGCGTCGTGACCTCGCTGCTGCTAGACGGCAACGCCTTTGTCCTTTGCTTGCGCGACTCATCCGACAATGTGATTGAGACCCGCGTCCTTGATCCGCAGAAGGTGGAGATCAGGAGCGGCGAGTTCGGCGAGCCGCTCTATCACATCGAGACAACCGAAGGCGCGATCACGCTGACCACTGCAGAGATCATCCACATCCCGCTCTTCGCCACTGGCGAGAACCATCGCGGCTTGTCACCGATTGAGCATCACAAGGTGACGCTCGGACTTGCAAGCGCGACGCAAATCTTCAGCGCGAAGTTCTACGAGAACAACGCAAGCGTTGGCGGTCTGATCAAGGTTCCAGGCGAACTGACGCAGGATCAGGCAGAGGCACTCCGCACTGGCTTCGGTCGCCGACACGGTGGCGTGGACAAGGCGTGGCGCGTGGCCGTCCTCACTGGCGGCGCAGATTATCTGCAACTCGGCGCAAAGATCAGCGACTTGCAGCTCGTGGAGACGATGCACTACGGCGTGGAAGCCATCGCTCGCATCTACGGCGTGCCGCTCCATCTGCTCCAGTACCCAGGCGGCAACACCTCCTACGCCTCGGTCGAGTTGATCGGCATTGAATGGTTGCGCCTCGGACTCGGACCAATGATCGCGCGCCTTGAGGCGTCGTTCCAGCGCATCGTGCCAGGAGCCGAGCAGACCTTCTTGAAGTTCACGCTTGACGGCTTGCTTCGCGCAACGACGCAGGAGCGATACAACGCCTACTCCACCGCACTCAACAACGGCTTCCTGTCCGTGAACGAAGTGCGCGCACTTGAAGATCGCTCGCCGGTGGACGGCGGCGCAGAGTTCTGGAAGCCGCTGAACATCGGCACACTCGGACAAGACGAGCAGATCTGATGTCGTACATCATCACCGACATTGACGGCACGCTGACGACGACAGGCGACAATCCGAACCAGCCATACATTGACTGGCTCAAGAGCCAAGCCAACGACTTTGGCTTTGAGGTCATCGTCGTATCGGCTCGCAACATTGACCGACTTGCTGAGACCGAGCGATGGCTTGAGGACAACCTCGTGCCGTACAAGGAGATCCACCTGCAGGACTTTGGCGAGTCCAACCCAGCCGTGAACGAAGCGTTCAAGGCGTACAAGTATTCCAAGTTGCAGGAAGAGTACGGCGATGAGATCGCCTTCCTCGTAGACAACGACGCCGAGGCGCGCGACGCGGCCGAGGGGATGGGCATTGACGCCTACACGCCAGACGAAGCGATGGGCTTGACCGTGGACGAAGACGACGACAACGAGATGCGCGTGCTGATTGACGTGCCGCAATACATCCAAGAGGCAGCCGAGAAGGGGCTGACCTACGAGCGCAATGGCTACGCCGGTGACGGCTTGACCGACCAGACCGTTGAAGAGGCGCGCCAGCTGCGCGCTGGACAAGTCGAGGATGACAAGGTGACTCGGATGCGCGCGTGGATTCTGCGACACCGTGGCGACTGGGAAGGCGTACCGCGCAACAGCAACTCAGACGACCCAGACTTCCCAGGACCAGGCGCGGTGGCCGCGTACCTGTGGGGCGTTGATCCCACAGCAGAAAACGGCGCAGATCGCGTCCTAGAATGGGCGGACGGCGTTCTCGCGCCGATTGAAACCGAAGAGAGGTTTGACGTGAAAGAACTTGAAACGCGCGCGCTGCCGATGGGCGAGTTCACCGTCACCGAAGGCGAGGATGGACAGAAGACATTTACCGGCTACGCGGCGCTCTTTGGCGCACCGTCGTCAGGACTGCCGTTCACCGAAGTGATTGCGCCAGGCGCGTTCCGACGCACGCTAAGCCGCGTCGCTGACGGCAAGAAGATTGTCTCCTTCCTCTTTGGACACGACGAGACGCGCGCACTCGCTACGACCGCAAGCGGCCGTCTTGCACTTACCGAAGACGAGCGCGGCTTGAAGGTTGAGGCTCGCCTTGATCCAGCCGATCCAGACGCCGCTGGCGTGATCAGCAAGTTGACGCACGAGGCTGCGGCGATGGGAATGTCATTCGGCTTCACGATCCCAAAGAATGGCGATCAGTGGGACGAGGACACGCGCACGTTGCGCGAAGTGAATCTTTTTGAGGTGAGCGTCCTCTCCGCAGGACAGACTCCCGCATACCCAGCGACGCTGGGTCTTACCTCCGTTCGCAAGGTCGCGTCCCGAATGGGCGTTGACGGCGACCGGCTTATCTCAGCCATCGAGTCCTTGAAGTCGGCGCAACCGCTGACCGAACAGGACGTCGAGGTGATCGAGACCGTCACGGAGAAGTTGGCTCCGAAGCGCACAGGGGTGGACGCATCCATCGCTCGCGCCAAGTTGCTGCTCGCCGAGATGGAATCGGAATCGCTCTAACAGCCACGAGGTCGCGCCCCACCGCGCTAGTACGCGAGTCCGCGCAAGACCATCCCGCTCGGTGAGCCGCACCATTGTGGAAATCAAATCAAGACAAGGAGACAGAAATGTCAGACGTTAGGAAGCTACACGAGAAGCGTGCTTCCCTCTTGACCGAGGCTCAGTCCATCGTGACCGACCTTGCCGAGAAGGGCGAAGCGCTTGAGGGCGAGTCACAGGCTCGCTTTGAGAAGCTCACTTCAGAGGCTGCAACGGTTGCGGCCGCGATTCGTTCGGAGAAGGAAGCCAGTGAAGCACGCAGCGCTGCTGATGCAGTTCGCGCTGAGTACGCAACGGCGATCGCTCCAAAGGTTGAGAAGAGCGAAGGCTCAAACGACGAACTCCGCGCACTTGCTCGCTTGGGCGGGTCGCAGACGTTCGAGTACCGCGATGTCTCGCGCAGCACTGGCCTGGGCAACCCAGTCACCATCGCTGACCGCGTGAACGTAGTTGCGGCACAGTTCAACCCATTCATTGACCCAGCGATCGTCACGGTCGTTCGCACAAGCACCGGCAACAACATCCAGTTCCCACGCGTCACGGCGCTTGGAACCGCTGGTTCAGTTGCTGAGGCTGGCACGATTGGTGAGTCGGACGGAACGCTCAGCGCGCTGTCCCTCACGCCAGTCAAGTACGCGACCATCATTCAGGTCACCGAAGAGCTTGCCGAAGACGCAGCCTTTGACCTGAGCGCGATGATCGCCGAGAAGTGCGGCGCGGAAGTCGCAGTTGCTCACGGTGCCTTCGCTGGTACCGCTGTTGCCGCTGCTGCCAACGTCGGCGCAACTGGCTCAGGCACCGTTTCAGTGAACCCAACCTTCACCGACCTTGCGAAGCTGAAGGCGTCTGTGAACCAGGCGTACCGACGCGCACCAAAGGCTGGTTGGTTGATGAACGACACAACGCTCGGCGTTGTGACTGGTCTCGTGGATACGGCTGGACAGCCAATCTTCCGACCAGGTGACTCGAATGCGCCAGATCGACTCCTCGGAGCGCCGATCTACAGCGCAGCGCTTATTGACCTGACCGACAACACCGCAGGCGCAATCCTGTTCGGTGACCTCGGACAGATTTACACGGCTCTCGTTGGCGGAGTCCGCGTTGAAGTTTCCCGCGAGTTTGCGTGGAACCTCGGCCTGATCTCCTACAAGGTGGAAGTCCGTGGCGCGACAGGCCTTGCTCAGGCAAGCGCCGTCAAGTCGTACCAGTCAGCCAACGTTTCCTAATCAGTAGGCGACTAGGTTGAGCGGCGGGGTGCTGGGCTTCGGCTCGGCACCCCGATCGCATTAGAGGGAGGGCAGAATGAACATCTGGCACAAGATCAAGAAACTGGCTGCGAAGGGTGCGCCTAGAATCAACGCAGAGGAACCTACGAGCCACGTAGAGCGCGCCATTGTGGTCAGGTGGGGCAATACAGCCACCACCAAGCGAACGCCTGTCAAATGGCGGGAAAAGGGAGAAGACGAGTGACTCAGTATCTTGCGTCTAGGCAGATGAGCGTGGGGACTGCGGCTGCCAGCGTTGTCGAGGCTCGCGTTGCCGGCACCGAGGTTCACCTTCACGCACTTGCTGGCAACTCAAAGGACGTGTTGGTTGGCGCTTCAGACGTGACGCTTGCCAATGGCTTTGTGCTACGCAAAGGCGAACACGTGCAAATCCGGCTGATGGAGCGGCAGACGCTCTATGCTATCGCCGAGAACGATGGTCAAATCCTGACCGTCCTGTCAGTCGGAGGCATCTAAATGTCATACGCATCACTCGCAGAGTTCAAGAGCGCAATCGGAATCGGCACTGCCGATACGACGGATGACGGCGCGCTTCAGTCCGTACTCGATGCAACCGACGCGTTGATTGACCTGTACACCGACCGCAAGAACGGATTCGGCACCGCGACCGAGACTCGCTACTACACGGCAACGGACTACCAGTACGTCCTCGTGGACGACCTCGTGAGCGTCACGACGCTGACGACAGACGACGATGCGAACGGCACCTACGAGACAACGTGGACCGCAGGCACCGACTACAACCTCGCGCCAGGCAACGCAGCTCTAGACGGCTGGCCGTATAACGAGATTGACGTGTCGGTGACGTGGCCGCGCAACTTCCCGCGCGACGTCTATCGCGGCGTCAAGGTGGTCGGCGTCTTCGGATGGCCGTCCGTGCCAAGCGCCGTCAAGCAAGCCGCAATCATTCAAGCCGGCGCAGTCTGGTCCTCGCGCACCTCGCCGTTCGGCGTGATCGGCTCGCAAGACCTCGGCGGCATCCTTCGCCAGTCGCGTGCGCTTCACCCTGAAGCGCAAGTGCTGCTTGAGGCATACCGACGACGTGAAGGTCTGGCTCGATGAGCTTTGACGACCGAACGATCATCGGTGGACTCGCCGCGCACTTGACGGCGAAGACGCCACCAACTGGCTACGTGCTTCGCACCGTTCACGCATTCCCACCTGACAATCTTGCAGTCGTCCCAGCGGCGGTGATCATCCCAGGCGATGACTCCATCGGTTACGGCGCAAGCAATCGGCAGATCGCGCTGACGCTGAACGTGGTCATCTACATCCAGCCGCAGGCTGACCTCGGCCGCAAGTATTCAGACCTGATGACGTGGCGCACTTGGCTGCGCGACAGCCTGATTGACGGCGTGACGCTGAACGGCACGGACGCCGTGGCGCAGGCAAGCGTGACCTCCACCAACATCGGCACCGACACGTGGGGCGACCAGGACTTCCTGACGATCACCGCGACGGTTGAAGTCTCAAGCGTGGAGGCAATCGCAACCAGTGCCTGACCTAAAGAAGCCTCTGAGCTATCCAGTCATCAGCCACATTGACGTGCAGTTCGTGCCAGGCTCAATCCCACAGGGAGAGTTCGTGGCTGGTCTGCCTGCCGACGGTAGTATCATCAGCGCACCTGTGGTTCAGGCAGAGGCTTGGATCGCAGCAGGAATCGCCAAGCGTGCCGCGACTGCGGCTGAAGACAAGGAGAACGACTAATGCCAGCCGCATCCGCAGGGAACGTACTGTTCAGCAAGTTGGTCGCCTTCAAGGAGGCGACGCCTGGAACCATCCCGACGCTGACCAGCGGCGGCCGCAAGCTGCTCGTGACGCCAACTGGCGTGATCAGCAACGGCACAACGATTGAACTTGGCACCGAGCGATCCGTTGCACTTCGCAACCCGCTCATCGGCTCCACCGGCACGATCGTCTCCGTTGAGCCAACACTCAGCGCGAGCGTGCCTGCCGTGAGCGTCGGCGAACTTCCACTCTGGCTCTCAATGACGCGCACCGATACGCCTTCAGGCACGGCTGCGCCATACGAGTGGGACTACGACTACTCGATGACAGCGGCGAACTCGCCTACGTCCTACACCTTGATCGCAACGGACGGCACGCAGGCATACGCGGCGAACTACTGCTTGGCTGAGTCAATCACGATCGCCGCTGACCGCAGCGGACTGACGAACCTGAGCGCGAACCTCTTCGCGCAGCAGATCGCCAAGAACAGCGCGACGCTTGCCGAAGGCACACCGACTTCTCCGTTTATGGCGGGACGCCTCTGGAACGCTTTCCAGCACGGCTCGACCTTCCCAGGCACGGCTGACGGAACGGCGTACGAGTACCTGCTCGACTTCTCACTGGAGTTCAACGCAGGGATCACGCGCCAGTCGTACCTCGCAGGCACGACCGTATTCAGCACGCATAGCGAGAGCAACCCATTCAGCGGCACGCTGACGATGACGGTGAGCAGCACGGCGAGCGCAGTCTCGACGTGGTACGACGCGTATCAGGCAGCGACCCCGAAGGGCGTGCGACTGACGTGGAGCAACGGCACCTACTCGGCACACATCCTTGCGATGATCGTCCCAACGGAAGTTCAGCAGATGGCTGGCGCCGAAGATGGTCTGACCACGATGGCCGTGACTGGAACGCTGGTCTACGACACGGTGAGCGCGAAGAGCCTTCGCATCGTGGTGAACAGCGACTTGGCGGCGTTGCCGTAAGTTCAACCTAGTAGCAGAGGAGGAGGCTAGATGAGCCAGAGCAAGCCACAGTTCCGCACCGTTGAGATCACCCTGTCCGCGCCGTTTGACGGCTGGACAGCCACGATGAAGGCAGAGGGCGTCCCTGCTCGCGTCTTCATTGAGCTGCAAAGCGGAAGCGCCGAGCGCGCACTAAACGCACTGCAGAAGCTCGTGATCACGCATAACTTCCTGACAGACGATGGCGCACCGGCGACAGACGTGCTTGACGCACCGATGGACGCACTGAGCGACGCGATCACGAAGTGGAGCGATGCGGTAGCAGCACTCCCCCCTCGATAAGGCTCGACGCTCAGCGGCTGGCGGCGGGTCGGACTCTCTCGCCGCATCCACTCATTGCAGCGCACCTGATCGGTGAGAAGTTCCACATCCCACCGCACGAGGTTCTGGAGTGGGACGCAGGAGACTTCACTCGTACACTGGCTCTAATGTCCGACCTTCAGCCAAAGGAGAACAGTGGCCGCTAACTCGCTTGACCGACTGACAATCTCCTTCAACGTGGACTCGAACTACAAGGCGTTGCAGCTCGGCTTCCTTGAAGGGGCGAACCCTGGCGCCTACAAGCGCCTCCTGAGCATTGCCACGCTGAACGCTGCGCGCACGATGGTCAAGCCGATGCGAGCCGAGGCTCCAGTCGGAAAGACCACGAAGTCGCCAGGCAGACTCCGCAAGTCCGTCACGGCACGCCGCGCACGCTTCGGCACACCAGCGGCGGTGGTCGGTCCGAGGGCTGGACGCAGCCGAGACGGTGGTAGTGGTGGAGCGTGGTATCGCTGGTTTGTGACCTCTGGGATCAGCGGCGTGCGCCAGACCAAGAACGGAGCGAAGGCAGTCAAGGCAGTTCCAGCAAACCCATTCGTGACGCGCGTCTCTAAGAACGAGGCGCATCAGAAGACCGCGATGGAAGCGATGGCGAAGACGGTAGAATCATTCTTCAACAACGAAGCATTCCGCAGGACGATCCTGCGGTTCAAGAGAAGGTGAGAAATGGCATTCGGGTCTGACCGCTCAGCGAACTTCGTCATCGCGGCAAAGGACGCCGCGACCAAGCCGATGGGCAACATCGGCAAGGCGATGGGCAATCTTCAGCGCACTGCCGGCACAGCGTTCAGGGCAATCGGCGCAGCGGCAATCGCAGCAGGAGCCGCTCTCGTAGCCTTCGCAGCCAATGCGGTGATGGCCGCAGCGGAGGATGAGAAAGCCACAATCCGACTAAACGCGGCGCTCAAGGCGCGCGGCTTCCAGCTAGATCAACTCTCGCCAAAGATTGACGAGCAGATCAAGGCGATGGCTCGCCTCGGATTCACGGACGACCAGGTGCGAGATGGTCTAGAAATCGGAAGCCGATTCTTCAAGAATCAGGAGAACCTACTCAGGGCGAACGCAGTTGCCGCGAACATTGCCGCAGCAACTGGCAAGGACCTAAGCACCGTGATGCTAGCCATCGGACGAGGCGCACTCGGAAGCACGCGCGGCTTGATGCAACTCGGCATCGAGGTTGAGAAGGGCGCGAAACTCAAGGACATCCTGCGAGCCGCCGACGAGAAGTATCTCGGCGTGGCTGAAGAGGTCGCCAACAGCACGAGCGGCAAGTTCGCCGCAGCGCAGATTCGCTTCAACGAGGCCATTGAGACCTTCGGCTCCAAGTTACTGCCAGTGGTCAATGAGGCCCTTGCCTTCCTGACCGAGACGGCTCTGCCTGCCTTTGAGCGACTAATGGAAGACCTCGGACCTATCTTCACCGACATCTTGGACAACTATGTCCGACCACTCTTTGATTCATTCAGTGAACTGTTCGCCATCTTTGACACTGGAGAAGGCTCCATCAACGTCTTGACCATTGCGCTGACTCCTCTGAAGTTGGCACTTGAAGCAATCAAGATTGTCATTGACGCCATCGTCGCTGGACTAAAGTTCATCGGAATCGGCGGCGGACCCAAGATGCAAAGACTTGACGCGGCTGCTGCTGGCGCAGGCTACACGGGAGGCCCACGAGCGACAGGGGCGCCGATCAGGGGCGGCGGCGCTGGAGGCGGAGGCGGCTCTTCGTATCTTCAGGTGAATAACTCAATCACCTTTGGACGCGACGCGACCTCAAGTGTGAACACGCAACTCGGTCAGACAGCGACAGCCACAGGAAGAACAAGGCTCTCAAAGAGGCGCCCATAAATGGCGACCGCGCCATTTCAACTATGGATGGACCTGACGCCTATCGCGTCAGCCGTTAGGGTTTCATCAACCGTCACCGTCACGACCACGACTCCGCACGCAGTGGTGACTGGAGCCTACGTTCAGTTGGGTAGCGCTCTTGGCACTGCAGGCACCTCGATGAATGGCGTCTATTCCGTGACTGTGACCTCTGGCACGACCTTCACGTTCACCGCCGCTGGCTCTGCCGGTACCGCTGACACTACGGCGGCATTCATTGCCTACGACCTAATGTCGCCACTGATTGACTACAGCGCGGCAGCGCGTCAGGCGGCGCTCTATGTTGATCTTGACTCGATCTCAATGAGCGCTTCTGGCGATGGCTCTGGGGTGACCTTCGGCGTCACAATCAACCAGGACGATACGCCGAGCGATGGGCCGTGGTTCAACCTGATTCCTGACCAGACTCGGATTCGGCTCATCAAGGCGAACACTGGTGCAACACCTGCACTTGACAAGTCCGACGTGTACTTCACTGGCAGCATCCTCTCGCTCGACGCCTCAATCAACGGCTCTGGGCAGGGGACGACAACCGACGTGCAGCTGCAGGATGCCAACGCGCTCCTTGAGCGGCTGATGATCTACGGCAACCAAGTCAGTCCCAAGAAGGGAATCACCACTGGGGGCTTTGTGCGTGCGGCGAATGTCACCACGGTGACGACCTCTGCCGCGCACGGCTACACCATCGGAACTAAGGTGCAAATCAGCAGTGTGAACGGCGGACTGGATAAGTCATTCAATGGGGTCTACAACATCAGTGGCGCACCGACCTCTAGGACATTCACCTTCTCAAATGCTGGCTCGGCAACAACTGGCAATGAGTTCCAAGCCATCACTTCCGCGTTTCTCAAGACCAAATCTAAGAATCAAGTGATCATTCAAACCAGTGGCAACCACGGGTTGAACAATGGTGCAACGGTCACGATCAAAGGAATCACGGCAAGCAATGCAACCGCGCAGAACTACATCAACGGCACTTTCAGCGGCAAGAGCGTGCAAACCACGCTCAGCACTGTTCAGTTTGCGATTGTGCTTCCTGCCAACATTCCAGTCGGCACAACGTTCAATGTCACGAGCGGGGAGTTCAAGGGCGAGCCGCTGATTACGCCAATCGGAGCGCCAGACCAGCGCATCTTCATTATGCGCTCAGGAGAAAGCGAATCATCGGCCGCTGCAAGGATGCTGACTATTCTCAACCAATACAAAGATGAGGACTACGCCCTCAATCGCTTGATTGACACAGCTGACGATAGCCTCATCATCGGCTCAAGTACCGAACTGCTCAAAGGGAGCGCGCAGATTCCAGCCACTAGTTTGCGTTCAGCACTGGATACTGTGGTTGAAACATTCTCCGGTCAGGATCAGAAAGAGCGGCGCTATTACATTGACGCCGCTGGGCGTTTGAACTATCGGCTTGCAGACAGCGCCTCCGCGCCAACCTACGCCACCGCTCCCTACTCAATCATCACCAGCGGGGCTGGAACTCCGAACACGACGACTGGCAAGGCAACGATTGCGCCCTACAGCCTCAAGGTGACGTGGGATCACGACACGACAAAGAGCGTCGTCTTTACTCCATCAACGAACGAGCGCAAGGAGCCTTCGGTCGTGCAGGACTACACGCAGGTCGGGTACACAGCGCGACCTGGCGCTCCTCGTCTTGACCAGCAACTCGACTTCCCAACGGCAACTGGCGATGCTGGGGCGCAGATGCAGACAGCCGCAAAGTCCTACTTCCTTGAGCGGCACAAACCGCTGCTCTCTGGAACCTTCACACTGCGGGGCGCTGGCACGGCCGCGCATAACGAATACGGATTCAGCGCAGGCTACGCGCAGACCGGCGCATCAACATTCGCGCTGGTCAATCGGTGGGAGCCTGGACAATGGGTGGAGGTGACTTCGGCAGAGTTGGGGCTGAGCGGCTTCTATCGAGTTGAGGCAGTTGATTGGAGCCTTGAGCCTGGTGCGTTCCTGCAAGTTATTACAATCACCTTCAACCGAAGGCCACAGAATGGACTCACAAACCTAGTTGCTGCAGGAGGTGCATAAATGGCACAGGTCGGCTCAAATGTCGGAGCGGTACAGCAATCGCTGACAGGGATCACCGATGCCGCTGGCAATCCAGTTGTAAGCGCAGACAACACGTTCGGAGGATCGCCGCTTGGCATCGCGGCACGAGCGCAGGCACTCTATGGGATTCCAAATGCCAACTTCAACCTGACGCCGCCTGACCCAAACTCGCCAATCGTGGAGAACGAGAATGAACTTCCGTACTGGTCTATGACGAATGACAGTGATGGCGCTATGAGTGCAACCTCTGTCTTTGATGAGACCACCCTGACCTACGGCGTCCTTCTTGATCCAGGCACTGCTGCCGTAGATAGCGTAATGACGCTGACCACGCGCTCGTACTTGCTCACGGACGACAACCTTGCACTGCGCCAGAGGGCTTTGGCGGTCATTGAAAAGAGCGGAACTGCAGCTGGAACAACCCAGTGGAACTTGACGCTCTCGGCAACCTACTACGACCCAGCAGGGTCAGCCCTCTCCACCGCATTCATCGGCACCGCGCTCGATACTGGCACCTGGACTTCATTCAGCGGCACGACCACGCCAGGCGGCTCTGCCATCAACGCGGCAGCTCAGTATGTGGACTTGCAGTTCAAGATGACTGCAACAGCTGCAGTGACTGGCTCCGCGAAAGCGACGATCAAGAGCCTCTTGCTGACCACAAGCACGCCAGGCGGCGGAGGCGGCTCGCAGTCGTTCGTGGTCAAAGAAGCATTCACAGCGTCCACCACGTGGACGCCACCAGCGAGCGTGACTGCGCTTCTATTCGCTGGCGCAATCGGCGCTGGCGGCGGCGGCGGTAGCGGCTCACTTGCAGTATCGGGACAACCGAGGAGAGGAGCCGGCGCAGGCGGAGGTGGTGGGGCAGGCTTCCAGTTTGTCACCAATCTAGAAATCAACGCTGGAAGCGCAATCAGTGTTGGCATCGGCGCGGGCGGCGCAGGTGGTACTGCC